TCAGAACTGTCTAAGACTGTCTATAACTGTCTAAGACTGTCCATGATCGGTTTAACCGGTCTATTCAATATTATTCCTCGCGTCCAAATACCCTATGTGCGTATCTATTTTATGTCCCATTTTTAGAGATATATCCTCAATGTTATATATTGCGGCTGGATCCCTGTAGAGGCGCGTTATGTATGCGTGTCGTATTGCATCAACAGAACCGCCGAAGATTCTCTTGAGGTGTGATGCAAGAGACTGTGTATCTCCAGTTGCTTTGCCCCTTCCAAATTTTAATAGGTGATCTCCGTATGAAATACCAGCTTCATCGATGTATCTGTCTATAGCGTCCCACAGATTATCCGGGATTTGAAATGTTTGAATACCGAATGACCGACACGTTTTGTAGTTCTGAAATAGAAATTTCCGATCACTTTCAATAACATAGTTGTGTTGTCCGCCCTTGTCAATAGACATTGGATCCGCGATGTATATCATATTGCTGTAATCCGATAATCGTCTTGGTGGAAATTTTGTGTATAGATTGTATATAAGATTGTCGATTGGAGATCTTATATTGATTGGTGTCATGTCGAGTTTAGGGAATTTGTTCGTATACCGCTCCTTCTCTTGTGCTATCATTTGAGATAGCCGTATGATTTCATCACTATATTCGCTTCTATTTGCGGCCCATTTGAATGCGCATATGATGTTCTTCTTTGAGCCGTTAGATAGATTGAGGTCAGACACGTAGTTGATGACAATGGTGGGGTCATTAGGCTCTAAAAAGCTGTATCTATTGATGATGCTATTATACTGCTTCCTTGTTTTATCTCTAATCATATACTATATACATACATAATATGATACAGTCAATATTATTCAGGAAAACGATGTATACAGAGCGTAATGCAATGCGATGGTTGAGAGAGCACAATATAGTTCCTATTAAGCGAGTCCATATAACAGCAAATTTTTACAGATATAGGATAAATAGACCGCCGTCTTATGGAAATTATAGGTCAATAATAATTAATCCCGGTATTATTATTATCGTGTGTTAATATATACATCACATGTCTGGAGGAAAATATAGAACAAAACGTAGCCCTACAGCAGATGAGGCGCTTGGATCCTTTGTTAATTCACTTTTGCATAAAAATTATCCCCGAGATAAAGTATTAGAATTGTGGAATAAGGAGGAAGCTATGGAAAGGTTGATAGGTAACACACGCGGTTTCCCTCCTATTGACAAGGATGGAACACCCAAGAAAGAAAAAAGGAAGAGAGTCGGTAAAAATAAATCATCCAAGAAGGATATGCCACTTACATGGCCGCAATTTCAATCAAAGATGGCCGAATTAGGAATAAAAAAGACACAATGGAGTAAAAAGTGGAAGGCATATAAGAAAGACACTACATCATTGACACCAAAGAAGGGTGATGAAGATAAGAAGATGAAGAAGGATGAAGATAAGAAGGTGAAGAAGGATGAAGATAAGAAGGTGAAGAAGGCGAAGAAGACCAATCCAAAAGCTATCGAAAAAAAGATAGCAGTGTTGAAAAAGGCGAGGGAAGAATGGAGTGAGTTTCTACAGGATTTCAAAGAAAAAAACCCAGGATTGAAGAATATGAAAAAGAGGGCAAGTGAAGCATGGCAAGCAATTAAGAAACAATAAGTTTGTAATCGCTTTTATTTTACTATAGCGCTAACATATTTTCATGTGTATATGTATATATACATGACCACGAACGCTATGAGCACGAAACCACTATCATCATTCCCTCCGACCATTTTGAAAGACTTATCCATCCTAAAAGTGGATAAGGAGAACAAAAATTTCAAAATCATAGGATCGGCCAGTTATAGGGCGGCTATATATCCAAGTGACTTTGATTGTTTTGAAATAGTCACTCGGAATTCTCTGAATGAGCTCATTTCTGATTTTAAGAAGAGATTACAGGAGATAGTCCATCAATTAATCAATACGAAACACCACTTTTTCATGGAAGTGAAGATGGGCATTGATAATCGATATGATATCGACATTGGTTCATCCCACAATAACGTATATGTCATGAATCCGCAACTTCCTCGTATTATATCTCTAATGCATAAAGGTGGTCTGTTTAGCGACGATGAGTTTGACGAGATGGCGGAGCTCATGTCTACTGTTCCGCTTACACAGTTACAATATGAAAAACTTAAAGCAATAATTCGAAAGAGAAAGATTATAAGGTGGACCTCTGGCGAAATAAGGAGGGGGTATAAAATCCTTCCTATGATGCCAAATCCATTTACTATGGAGGAAGCCATTATGTCTAAATCGAAGATAAATATAGAGTTGATATCAATTGTCGATGGGAAGCTATTGGACGAATCCAATTTCTTTTACCTCATGTATTTATCTCCAGATGGTCAAAAACACATATTAAATTTGACGGATGATATTCTCGTCAATTTCCGCTCATTTTTCTCGAATAATTTGAAGGAATCAATCGAGCAATTGGCTTATTCCAAACTTGAATATAATCCGCTCAAGGTAGCCAAGCGCATGTTTTCACTTGCCAGATTCACAAATGATAGGTCTCTATTCAATAAAGTAGTTCCGATTATTAATTCAAAATATGCATATGCATACCAACTGAAAAGTGAAATAGCAACCATGTTAAAATTGATAAATACAGTTGCCCTTTATAAAATACCGAAAAAGATATTAAAGAAGCAATTAATGAATATAAAATATAGATTGGCAAATGTATTACTTTTTACAAATGACCAACTGGAAGTCATTAATCATTCTCTCGATGGTGTATATGATGCTGCATTCGATGCGAAAGAGTGCACTGAAATCCTGGAAATAGTGAAATCAACGCTTATATCATATGTTAACGATGGTGTAGCTCAATTACTTCGAGAAGCTTCTTTACTGCCCATACCAAAATCGTTACTACCAGAACGTCGTAATTTTTAAGCGCAAGTGAACAGTCAACTTTCAATAGCCATTTATGTATAAACGCTATTAATGGATGCATTGTATATATTATCTATGTAGATAATATAAACGCGCAATGTCAATATCCTTTAAATCAAAAGACCCAGAGTCGATAGCGATAGCCAAAGAGTCTGAATCAAAAAGAATCATATACCTAAATCCAGAAGTAGATCCGGCAGAAACGACTGCAAGGACCAATTTGGACGGCGGCACATTCAAATGTGCATTATGTGGTAAAGTATATTCAACATACTCCGGGTATACCTATCACACCACAAAAGTATGCAATCTCAAAACGTTATACGATATAGCTACAGACAATGAAATCAACCCCCTACCTACGCTAAAAAGACAGGTTATATACATAGCGGGTGCCCAGGATAGTGGCAAATCATATCGAGTTATGCAGTATATACATTTTTGGCGAAAATTGTTTCCAGAAAGGAAGATAGTGATGATATCGAGGTTGGATCACGATGAAACCTTCTCAAGGTCACCCCATGGTGATATGGAAAAATGCATGATTCGAATGAAACCGGCACTAAGCTGGCTGACTCAGAGATTCGATCTCGCTGATTTTAAGGACTGTCTTGTCGTTTTCGATGATATTGTGAGCAGCAATTGGGACAATACAGAGACCAATCCGAAGAAATGTGTAGCAAACAATAAACTTATCCAGGCATATATCCGAGATCTATGTATAGATATGGTTCAAAATGGTCGGCACCATAACACCCACGTTATAATAACCAATCATGATCTCTACGATAACCAAAACACAACCAAACTACTCAAAGACGCCACAGATTTCATCATATTTCCCTCCACCACAGGGTCACATCATTTAAACTACTTCCTCCGCAACTATGTTGGTCTGCTGAAGAAGCAAATCCAAAAGATCCTCGCAATTCGCAGTCGATGGATACTTATCCATAAAAATAGTCCCAAGTATATCATGTTTGATAAGGGTGTGTTCCGATATGACATTATGGGTGTGGGTTCTGATAGAGTTGCCGAGAGAGTTGAATAATATATCTTCCGTATATTTATATATCTATGGCAGATATCAACACAGCGCTTTCCAGCGATGAAATTGAGCGAGTTATGAACTTCTACGGTAAACCTATCAAGTTCCTATTATATTCCGATATTCACAAGATAGTTCGAATTGAGCAGCTATTGCCAAGAACATTGATTTTATACGAATTGGACACCATAGGGCACTTCTGCTGCGTATTTGTGAATCGACAAGGTATCAACTTTTTCGATCCACTCGGCTTCTGCATCGATGAGGAGCTGAAGTTGGTTCGCCCGGACTACGCTGCCTCGAAACACCACGATTTCCCATATCTTGCTAATCTATTGGTTAATTGTAGATATAACATCATATATAATGATAAAAAGTTGCAGGCGCGGCACACATCGGTGTGTGGTCATTGGTGCGTATTACGCATGCTATGCGAAGATATGACCGATAAACAGTTCGAGGATGCATTCAAGGGGATACCTAATAGGGACAGAGCTGTGGCTGTTGTTTATAGAGATCTCAAAAAAAATATGTCGATCTAATATATAATGGCCCTTATTCAACCCACAAAGTATTTCAATCTTTACTATGTAAATAATACGACATCAACTCAGCCACTGATATTAGAACAAGCGCTCAATATTCCATTTTTAATTAATCCGGCCGAATACGATGTATCTATTGTGCGGTTCAGTATACCAACGCAAAAATTGCCCTTATTTACCCTACCGACGGCAACATCTCCGGTTGATACACGATATCAATTGACGATGAAATACGGAATTAATTCATCAACTAATGCGGTTATACCTGATTACTCCTTAATGTCCGCATCAAATAATGTGTGGGAGATACAAATATTTATTATTCTCCTCAATAATGCGCTGAAGGAGTGCTATCGCTCGCTAAATGATATGGCAACCCTTCCCCACACCGAGTTGTCGCTGCACACCGTGACATATGCTGTAGCGACGTCAACATTCACGTGTTTAACACATTCATACATGAAAAATGAACTGGTCTACATAAAGACATCACTTGGCTCATTATTAGCCGGCAATATGTATTATGTCGTAAATAATACTGCAACCACGTTTCAATTAACTTCTGCATTTAATGGCGTTCCTACCACATTCGACACGGATGGAACTGTAGATATAGCACAAGTTCTCATTCCATATTATACGTATAGTGTCCCAAATAAGGTTATTTCGCTACACGCCGATAAAAATTATTATCTTGATGACTCCGCAAATCCAATATATATAGGGGCGAATGAGCCCCTCATAGGGCTTCTATCGCAATTTCCATATACAATCGAAACACCAGGAATAACAAGTCCACTAACTTTTTGGTACGTTATTCACAATTTCGGAGATAATATTAGCGGAAATGAAGTTATAATTAGTCAAGAGGCACTGTATCTACAATCGTGGCTGGGATTCGATTCTATTATCGTGACAACAACACTGCCAACGCAGCATGAATACCAGAATAGCGCAACAAGTCTACCAATCTTATCGGACTTTATCCCGATCGACGTCACTATTAATAATTTCCATCAGCCATGTATATATAATCCACAAGTGCCATACAGACAATATAGTCTTCAAACATCGCAACCGATATATGAGATTAAATGTATGATCTACTGGAGCCAATTAGATGGGTCCCTAAAACAAGTGGAAGTCGGTCCTGGAGAGAGTGCCAGTATCAAATTTATGTTCACGCCAAGGGCTACCAATAAATATAAGTAATCAATTAAATTATTATATATAATAATTTAATTTACGATAGTTTACAACTGTTTCAATCTTCTCTTCAACTCGGCCTTCGAGATACCTCTTCCTCCAAGAGCGCAATTGAGGTCATCTTCGGAAGGCATCTCCCCAGCAGAGAATCCACCCTGGATACCACCCTGAATCCCGCCAAATCCCATTCGGGATGCAGCTTGCCCTACCAATTGAGCTGCAGGATGGGGGATAAGAGATGCGATTGTGGATACTGCTTTAGTGCTCCGTAGGCCATCAAGAACAGGTTTCAAAAATGAGCCTACTTTGCTCATGAAATCGCCGAATGAGCCACCGTAGTGCTTCTTTACCTTGCTGAATTGGACATATTCGGTTGCTTGGCTCTTTTCCGATTCAGAAATACCCAGTATCGTCTGAACTGCTCCTCCTTCAGAGATTTGCAGTTTTTGGTTGGTAAAGGTGATAATATACAGTGTTGGGTTGGTTATTGATGCTGATTGATTGACATTCTTTACGGTGGCAGTGAGCTGCAAATTGAATGCGCCAACTTTGCCGGGCCAGCAATCAGATGGTAGGCTGATGTCTTTTCCAAACCTGAGCATCAGGAATGAACCTGATGTTCCGACTACAGTTCCGAGTGACCCAGACAGGCCACTGAACAGCTCCCAGTCGTCTTGGAGACCATTGCTCTTGCTCATCTGGAATAGATCAAGTTGAGTTGCCGATGCCAATAGACCGCTCTGATTATTGAAGTTGATTGAGATTCCGGTGAGTGCCAATGCAACATCACTGGAGGTATATGTCAAATTTGCGGTGTTTTCACGGCAGAATACCAGAATTTTCTCTGGGACAGCATTGAGCTGCAGATTGCTGCTCAGGATTGTCGTCGATGCATTCGCGGCAAGCGATGAGCCCAAGGCTGTTGGAAACCGCTCGATCGCATCTGCTCCGTAGGTCATCTGTCGTGGCACGTGACCGACTGGAGGAGATGTGTATTTCATATACAAAATCGGGGCACTGGAGATTGCCACAGATACTCCGGTAAGAGTTGCCGAGGATGCTGCGTGCGATACTATTCTTGATAGGGATGGCGTGAAATTGACCGTGACATCCATAGTTCTCACGTTGGTGAGCCCCAGACCGGAGTCGTATTCTGTCCCGTGGAGAACCGGCATCCACAGTGGTTCGTATATGGTTGCATTGATTGTTGATGCAGTGGCGCCATTGACAACGACGCATGGGAATGCCCCGCGTGGCATTACATGATTCACTGAGTTTGCGAACCCACCGAGAGGGTTATTTACAGCGCCGACTCCGTCGACGTAGACCTGATATTTGTCGAGGAAATCAGGGAACGAACTCATATGGGACTGCTTGAAAAAGTGAGCCAGATATGGGATAATTTCAGAAGTCTGCAAATTGAATTGCTGTGAATTGATCGTCAATTGGGTATTTGAGGTGACTGCTGCTATGGGATAAGCGCGCAGTGCATCATATCCTGCCTGGAGCAGTGCGGATCCACTTGTGGTTCCCGCGTATGATATAGTTACGTTCATCCCAAGAACTATGTATCTATCAATGAATGTCTGGAGGGATGGAGGTGGACAACTGAATGTTGCCTGATTAGTCGAATAGCTGGTGGATATCCATTGACGAGCGGTCACGCTCGATCCACTTTCCATAACTACGTCCTTATGCATCAAGTTGAAATCTACGTTCGGTGCTACGGTTAAAACGGACATCTTGTGGTATATATTATACACATAGATTATTTTAAAATATGCATATATAATATATTAATGTCAAGAGTTGAATTGCAAAACATTTCGGCAAATTGGAATAATCAACCAATCCAGTGTGGAAGTTTAACGTTAAATACCGCGACAAATG